TAGAAGTCGGGAAAGTATCTTCTCCACTTCTTAGTTACTGGATCCTTATATGGAATAACATGTTCTTCACTTGACCACTCAAGGACATTTCTTGTACTATCACAATAGTCCATGAACTTTCGTTCCCAAAGAGACCTAAATACTACATTAGTAGGATCTCCTTTATATTTGCGATAATTTCTTACCTTGTATTTCCCTTTGTAAGTCGGCATAAATAAAGATGGTCACACCATAAGTAATATTTATGGCAATTGAAACACCAAAAAGAGGCATACTAGAATTCCAGCAGGATGTATTAAAACAGGCTGGAGGTATTTCTGCGTCTAATTTATATCAGTTTGATATACAGATGCCATCAACCTTGAAAAAATGGATTAGTAAAGAACTCCAAACTTACTCAGGTGAAAATGATAAAGTGGTAGATAGAAATATAACTAGACTTCAACTTGAGTGTAATGAGATACAATTGCCAGGTGTAACATACTCTGGTACTGATGTAAAGATGCCATATAAAGGTATCACTCAGAAAATGGCAGGTAATAAAGTATACAATGAACTTGATGTTAGTTTTTTCTTGGATTCTGAATCAACTGCATTGATGTTCTTTAGAGCTTGGCAGGATTTTGTTATGAATAGGGGTCCTACGGAAGAAGGAGTGCCCATATATGAACCTGGTAATGAAGTGATGGAGAAAAATCAACAAGCATTTGTGCAAAGATATTATGATGATTACGTCGCTGACTTAATGATAACTAAATTAGAGAAATTTAATCGTCCCGCTGGTCCCAGTGGGGGATATAGAACTGGATATACAGCTAGAATTGCTAAAGCATATCCATATACTGTATCATCAATACCATATTCTGCAGGTCCATCACAACTTGTAAAAGTAACTGTAGGATTTTACTATGAATACAGTCATTTAACGTATGAACTAAGTAAAGTTAGTGCTACCCCACCAGATCAGACTAGCACTGATATTAAGAAACAGAATGAAAATTCTGAAGATACTTCTAAGACAAAAAAATCTAAGCTTCCTAAGATATTAAGGAATAAGTGGGTTAGACGTGGTATTGTTGGTGGAGGTCTCTTCGCTTTAGGTAGAAAACTCTTCTAAAAGCCTGATAAATAAATTTACAATATAATATTGTTATGCCATTACCTGAACTTGTTACGCCAGTGTATACACTGACGGTGCCTTCTACAAAAAAGAAAATCAAATACAGACCTTTCTTAGTAAAGGAACAAAAAGTTTTAATCGTTGCAATGGAGTCCCAAGATCAGGAAACGATCATGGATGCCATTACTCAGAATTTGAAAAACTGTATTCAAACGAGAATTAAGATTGAAGATCTCGCTCTATTTGATATTGAATTCATTTTCCTTCAAATTCGTGCTAGATCAGTCAGCGAGGAACTTAGTCTGAAAGTGAAGTGTCCTGATGATGGTGAGACTGAAGTTGATGTTAAATTTATGGTAGATGACATCAAGGTACATTTCCCTAAGGGGCATACTAACAAATTTAAGTTGACTGATGATATAACTCTTGTTATGAAATACCCCAACTTAGAATATTTTGCTAAGATAAATTTTTCTGGGGAAACTCCAGACCCATATGATTTAGTTGCTCAATGTATTGATAGAGTATATCAAGGAGAAGATGACTGTGGAACATTTACCTTCAAGGAAGCAAGAGAATGGGTAGACACGTTATCCACAGGTCAGTTTGAAAATATACAAACGTTTTTTAATACAATGCCTTCTCTTAGACACACGCTTAAGGTTAAAAACCCTAAGACTGGTGTTGATAATGAGATTACTATTCAGGGGTTAGCAGATTTTTTCGGATAGCCCTCTTTCATGAGGGCTTAATGAGCTTTTATCAGACAAATTTTGCCTTGGTTCAGCATCATAAATATAGCTTGAGTGATATTGACAATATGATCCCGTGGGAACGGGATGTTTATGTTAACATGCTAGCTACTCATTTGCAAAAAGAAAGAGAGCGAATTGAAGAAGAACGTAGACGATCTCAGCGTAACTAATGGCTAACGGAAAGGAAATTGACATGGAGCAGCTAGTTGAGGCTAGTGAAAGTCTTGCTGCGTCTATGAATACTTTCCTTACTACTGAGTTAAATTATATTAAATATTTGAGAAATAGAAATAGATATTATCTTGGGTTAAAGCAAGCATCAGTAACACCCACTATTATTAATAATATTAAAAAGCAGCAAGAGGAACGCCCAAGGATGGGTTTACCTCTTCCCTGGTGGAGAAGATGGCCAAAACGTAAGCAAAAACAACAACCCCAAGAACAAGAAGTAAGAGTAGAAGAATCAATAACTGTCGAGGAAACTCAAACAGCAACTGAAAAGGTACAAGAGAGGGTAACAATTCCCCAAGGTCAGGAACAGGGGCAAGTTATAATACCAGATCAACAAACTGATCTTATTGGTCTTCCTAATCCTAATGAAAATTTAGTAACTCAGCAACAAGCACAATATGATGCTTTACTAGAGGCACTTAAACAGCAAGAAAATAGAAAAACTAATGAAGAGATCTCTGGTACATTAGAAGAGGGTGGATTTGTTCCAGAACCTGCAGTTGCATGGCAACTTTTGACTGGTACAGAACTTGTAAAACGTATTGAATATGAACTGGTGAATGGAATAGGTAGTGCTGGACTACCTGCAACTTTATATGAACGTGGTAGTATGCATCATCGGATGGCAATAGATGCCATTTTAGCTGTTGAGGGATTGAATATACCAGAGGTTTTATCAATAAACAATGCCATAAGTGCTGAAAATTTGGCAACACTTGATATTACACGACCTGAGGTTGAGGGTGGTTGGACTTGGTTTGATGTTGCCCAAGTAATAGGAACTATTATCCTTCCATTTCTTGATGGACCTGTTCCAGTTGGTGATGCAGGTGCTTTACTTTCTCTTGCTAATTTGATGATGAAAGGTAAAGTAACATGGGCGATGGTTAGGCCAATGATAAGAATTTTTGGTCCTAGAGTTGTCCAGTATGTTAAGACTAAACTGATGGAACTTGGGGTAAAACCTGAGATGTTTGTCGAACAAACATCTAATGCGGTTAGTAGGAGTGGTAATGCCAAAACTCAACTGCAATATGCATTTGCAAGTGGCGGTGTCATTACCAGTCCAACTAGAGCTTCAGCTATGGGTTTAAATGCATTTATTGGTGAAGCAAATGAGGCTGAAGCTGTTATACCAATGAGTAAAATGGGTGATGCCATAGAAGCAATTTATAGAGAAGGTGCTTCAATTCTAGTTGGAAGTACTCAGGCTCTTTTATCAAAAACAAATACTCCTGCTGCTACTTCTGTACTTATTGCTTCCAATAGACTGGAACAAATAGTTGGTAGTGAGAGAGTTCAAATAGAAGCACCTTGGATACCAAAAAATTTACTTAAGGGACTTGATAAATTTTTCTTTTGGAAAAAGGATAGACAAGAAGAAACTAATATAGAAACTGAGAATGAGGATACAAATCAGACTAATAGCTTTTCTATGGATACTACTTCTAAGGATTTCTTTGCCTTAGTTGCTATATCTTCTTTAGAAGCTGGTAATGAACAAGCAAGAGTAGATGTAGCACAGTCAATATATAATCGTTTTAATGATCCAAATCAATTATATGGTACTTCAATCTTTGATATTATTACAGCAGATGGACAATATCAACCAGCATTCACAGATCCTACGGCAATTTCTGGTGAAGGTACTAATACATCTGATGCATGGTTGAATATTAAAGATAAGAAATCAGCAATTAATGCTATGATTTCTTATTGGTCTAAGAAAGGAGTGAATTATACCTACGAACAAATGGAAGAATTGTTCGATTCTACTGCTGCAGCATTACAAAACCAGCAATTAATAGAATCTGCTCGTGATCATGTTGGTGGAAGAACTGAGTTCTTAGGATCTGGATCAGTACTTCATCCTCTTGATAAAGATGAAGAGGCATGGAGAGGTAGTGAGCATGACAATAGGTTCTTTGAAGCATATGGAACTGGTGGAGATACTAATGAAAAGATAAAGTCTGGATGGACAACCAATCCTTTACTATTAAATAGTATACAACCGTCTACTAACATTAATAAACAGTCGGTTATTGAGGAACCAGTGAGACAAGTTGATACCGATGGTAATATAGCAATATTACCACCACAAATAATAACAGTACCAGTTCAGGTTCCAGTTCCTATTATTATCGATAAAGTCGAAGAGGTTATTGCAAAAATGCCTTTAGTCATTGATCCATTAACTAAGGGGGTGGTATAAATGATACCAACTATGGAAGATCTTCATGAAAGTATAGTGGGGATTGAAGATCTTATTGATGATCGTAATAAATTAATGAAATTCATGTTTGCTGAGGACCAGCATGATGATTTTTTAATGGCAGAGAAACTTCAGGATATGGGTAGGACTGGAGGAGTACATGTACAACCAATGAAGGGTGGTAATCTAGATCTTAGTCCTATTAACAATTTACTACCCAATTTAGGAATTAATAAGGTCAATAAACCAATTGTTAGGAATTTTAATACCCCTAGTACACCCAGTAATCCAACTAATAATAACAATAATAATAATAACAATAGGAGGGGGTGGAACCCTTTCCGAAACTGGGGCAATAAGAGTGGAAATGCCAATAATCCAACCAAAAATCTTGCCAGAGGTGGAATTCTTTCAGGAATAACTACTGGATCTCCTGTCTCTTCACTCGAATCTATGGGTCTTGATGATACATTCGAGAGGAATGTATCTAATAAACTTGAGGATGATTTTAAAATATCTGATAAGTTAAAGAATGCATTTGGTGATGCTATGGCTCTTCCTGTAAGAGCAGCTGCTGCTCTTTTAACTGATTTGATATCATCATTACCTGTGACAAGTGAAGCACAAAAGACATTTCTGAATGATAATTTATCTCAAATCACAAATGCATTTAACCTGAGTAAGAATACTTTTCAAAGTGATTCTACTGATGAGCAAAATACAGATACTACTTCTACTAATCAGGAATTGATTAATAATATGCTTGGGGATACATTAATCTCTCAAACTAATAAGTCTGAAAGATTGAATATCTTTAATCCATTTAATTGGACTAACATATTGAATGAGGCAGATAAAGCTCGTGAAGGTAAACGTCCTAATGCTGGTGACCATGAATTATCTGTACCAGGTAATATATTAAAATGGCATCAAAGAAATGCTGAGTATATGGAAATGCTTAGCTTTAATAATACTAACAATAATGATACCATAAAGGTTGTTAATAATATTATGAGCAATCTTTCCACTGAAGTACCTTCAATTGTCACTTCTGCAAATAGTATAGTTAATCAGTCAAGCATAATACCAGTAACTGATACTGTGGTAAATAATTTGACTGAACTTACAGATAATGTTATTAATGAAACTCGTTTAAGTAAAATAGAGAAAACAGAGTTGAATAGAAAATCTTCCATTGAAGTACCACCAATGATAAGTAATATGCAAACTTTAGCAAAAGAAATGCAGATTGGATCAAGCGATGGTTTTCCAAAAATTAAAGAGTCACCATTTCTTGACTTATATACTACTATGTCACAGTTTTCATGACTACTCAAAATATAGATAGACCCACAAGTAATTTTAAGTTGGATGGATTAGCCATTGAGATTGATGGTGAGCCCATAAGTTTTACACCTAGTCATCTACTATTTCTTAGGTATATTGAGAATATTAGAAGTGCTACCATAAAAATGGTAATTACTCTGACTGATAGTGCAACTGGTGTGCTATCTAAAATTGAGGGTATGGAACCTGTTATTGTCTCATTTTCAGATCATGAAGATAATAATATCACATTACAAATGGTGGTATATGATGTTCAGGATAGACAAGTTAGGGATGGAAAAACAAAAATTTCTTTGATGTTGTGTTCACAAGATGTTATGAACAATGCTTCAACTAAAGTATCCAGACGTTTTGGTAAGGGGGAAGGTAAGGATATTGGAACTATGGTTGAGGAGGATATACTAAAGGGATTGTTAGCTACTCAGCAAAATATTGATGTAGAACAGAGTATGAATAAACTTTCATTCATATCTAATTTCTG